TGGACGAGACCGGTCATGCCATCAGCCTTTCGTGGCGATAGAAGCCCCGGAGGCGCTGTTTCCAGGACGGCATGCCGTAGCATTCGACGCGCGCGCCGGCGTCAGCCATGTGGAGCATCCAGTTCGGACGCACCACAATGCCGATATGCGAGGTGACCTGACCGCGCCGGAACAACACGACGTCCATCGCCTGCGGTTCGTCCTGGCGGTGCCACGTGCTTGACGCGGCCGCCGTTCCGATCAGGCCCTCGATCTCGGCGCGCTCATCCGTCGAGTTGTAGGCGTGGCGATAGCTCGGCAGATCAATCTTCAGCTCGCGGGCATAGACAAGGTGGATCAGGCCCCAGCAATCGCAGCCGGCCGGGTCGCGGCCGAGATCGCAGAACGGAATGCCGAGATAGGCGTCTGACCAGCTCATCGATAAATCCCCGGAAATCTGTCTTTGGTGAAACGGTCCATCGGCACCCGTTCGTCCTCGATCGGGTGCCGGCCGATTGCGATGCGCACCTCGCCGGAGTCGCCGTCGGCCGAGACGAGCTTCATGTCGCGGTATTCGACTTCGACAAGGTTCGGAGAACCGGCCAGCACCACCGCCATATGGACGGTGGCGTAGTCGACGAATGAGCGCAGGACCGAGGCGATCTCGTTGTCGACGTTTTCGAGCACGAGCGTTGCCGAGGCCGGCGCGTCTTCCATGTCGCCGGGCACCTCGGCGCTCGCCAGCACAAACAGGTAGGGATCGGTGACCGGATTTGCGCCGCTCCAGTTCGACCGGGTGCCAAGCATATAGGGCTCGGTGGAGAGACGCTCGGTCGGGTCCGTGGAAAGGCGGATCGGTTGCGGCAACAGGGCATGTTCAAACACGAACAGCGCGACCTCGATGTCGCCGCCGGTCTCGGCGTCGAAAGCTGTTCTGGCATTAAAGCTGACGCGCCTCATGGCATCACCGCCACGTTGAAGGCGATGCGAAACCGAATCCCCCTGACGCTCTCACGCGGCGTTTCCTTGCCGAACAGGCAAAGCCAGCGCGCGGCCATCAGGATCGGTGTGCCATCGGGCAACAGCAACGGCCTGCCGTCACTGGCAAGCAGCGGCCAGCCGTCTGTCGTCGGATCCGGCATCCAGAACAGGTTCGACCCGAAATCCGCGTCCTCCTCGTAGAACCGGTCGAAGACGGCCTTCTGGCTGCGGTCTACATCGATCGTCAGCGAAACGCTCTTGCTGACCGATGACCACCGCCGCCGCCAGGCGGCTGGACCGGTGTCGCGGTTGCGGCCGAGGCGCGGATCATCGATCTGGCGCTGATAGCCGTCGCGGTCTGGCTTCGGAAGGTCGGTGGGCCAGGTGAGAATCGTCATCGCGCCACTCCGAGTTTTCTAACGCCGTACTGGTCGCGCAGCACCTTTCGGGCTTGGCCATCGCGTGCGCGCAGGCCGTCGGCGACACCACCCGAGAGCACGAGCCGTGCAGACGGCCGGCCCTGCGCATCGGTTTCCTCGCGAACTTCGGCCTCGGCCGGAACGCCCAAGTGGTTCTCGACGGTGATCTGGAAAGGCCGATTGTCATTCTGGCTTGCCGCGTTACGGTTCGCCGCCTGCGGCCAGTAGGCCGGCCCGGTTTCGATCATTCCACCCGATGCGAAACGGCCGAATGGACGTCCGCTATTGATGGCTTCGAGGATCGGTCGATGCTTCGCAGCAGCATGAGCATTGACCATGAATTCGCCGTTTGAAGCCCAGATCGGCACCATGTCATCACGCGGACCGCCGGGACCAACAATCGGACCGCCGTCGGCATAAAGCCCGGTCCAGAGGCCGGCCGCGACATTGGCCTGGGCGATCTGCACCTGCGAGCTGCCGCCAAGCGACCCGCCGAACAGGTTGCCGAGCCAGCCGAACAGTCCGCCACCGCCACCGGAAGCGCCGCCGCCGATCTGCACATTGGAAAAGGCATTGCCGAGCTGGTTGAGGCCATTGCCAAACAGGCCAAGCCCCTGATTGGCGATGCCGGCATTCTGCGCCAAGCCGCCAAGCGCTTCCGATGCTCTGCGCACCTGCAGGTCGGCCGCGTTCTGCCAGCCAAGCCCGACGCCGTTGCTGGTGTTGCCGGAGAGCATCTGGAGCTGCAGGTTGCCGCCGAGCATTCGCGAGGCGCCCGTAGCCAGACCGACGTGACCGCCCATCTCGCCGGCGCCAAGGCCGCGCGTGTTCAGCAGCACGTCGCCGCGCATCAACTTTGTCGGATCAACCTGGACGCCCCAGTTCTGGAAGGCATTGGCGACCAGCGAGCCCGAACCATCAATGCCGACTTGCTCCAGCGCGGAGTTGACGAAACCTGCGCACCACTGGGTCTGGGCCGCATTGATGTCGACGCCGCCAGCGCGCAGGAAGGCGTTGATATCGCCAAGCCCGCTGGTTTCCGTCGCCCCCAGCAGGGCAAAGGCGCGATCGACGCCGGCTGCAGCGACATTTGAGCCCACTCCGACCCGGCCGAAATTATCGTTGGCGGCATAGCCCGACATCACGCCGCCCGCACCGGCCGCCACGCCACCATTCACTATGACGGTCGCGGCCTGGACGTTCATGGCGCCGACCGACTGACCGCCGCCGAAGATGGTGGAAAGGATATTCTCGCCGGGTTTGCGGATATCGTCGAACGTGCCGTAGTTGGTGCCAAGCAGCGCGTTCTTGACCGGGTTCTTGGCGCCGAGATCCAGCACCATCTGGCCGACGCTGTTGGCGATGTCTTCCAGGATCGACCCGAAGTCTCCCGATGCCAGTTTCTTGAAGTCGAAGATGTTGTCGATCGCGTCTTCCTGCGTCGACCGGATCTCGCCCCAGGCGTCCCGCTGGCGCTCCAGCACCGTTTCCATATCCGCATTGTCGCGAACGTTCTGCAGGCGTTGCTGGGCCTCCCGATCGCCGATCGACAGACCTTCGCGGCGAAGCGCCTGCATTTCCTCGAGCACGGCAAGTTCGCGACGGCGCACGGCCTCGCTTGCGCCTGCGAGGGTGATTTCGGCACGCAGCCGCTCGGCGTCCTCGCCGTGGCTGCGAAGCGCCTCATACTGCGCCTGGCGGCGTTCGACGGCGCTCGTCAGTTCCGCTTCGGCGGCGGCCAGCGCCAGACGCGTGCGGCCGGCCTCGCTGTCGAGCGCGATGCCTTCGCGCGTCAGCCGGTTCGTCTCCTCAAGCACCGCAAGCGCGCGGCGTTGCTCCGCCGAAGTCGCGCCGATCAGCGCCATCTGGGTTTTCAGGCTCGCGATACTCTCCTGCCGTGTCCGGATCGCGTCCCGACTGCCTTCGGCCTGGTCGAGTTCGGTCTGCGCATCGGCGATTGCCTTGGCCTGTTCGATCCGTTCCGCGTAGGTCTCGCTGCCTTCCTTGATGCCTTCTTGTTCAAGTTTCTGGCGCTCCTTCAAAACGGCGAGCTCGCGCCGGCGGGCGGCTTCGCTTTCGCCCACAAGCCCGATCTGGGCGGAGAGCCGCTCCAGCTCCTGGCTACCGGCAAGGAGAGCCTGATCGCTTGCAGCACGCTTTGCCTCTTCGGCCGCCGCGGCATAAGCCTCCCTCAGGCTGTCTACGATCCCTTCGAGCTTCTTCTTTTCTTCACCCTCGGCCTCGACCGCTGCCGCGATCAGCGGACGGAGCTGAAGCTCCTCCTGCAGAATCCGATTGGCCTCTGATGCGGAGAGCGCGCCGGCGGCGACCTGGGCGTTCAGCCCGGCGCGGATCTCGGTCTCGGTGTTGATCTGAGCGATCTGCGCCTGTGTGCCTGCGATCGTGCTTTCGATCACGCGGGTGTATGCACGTTTCACCTCCGCGTCGGCCGTCGCCTGGTCGATCTCCTGACCCTGGAGTTCAAGCCTTTTGCGCTGCGCCTCCAATTCGGCCCGCAAGAGCGGATTGCGCTCGTTGGCGATCTGGATATCAAGCCGGTCGAGTTCGTTGAGCCGCTGCTGTTTCGTCAGAAGACCATCGAGCGCGCGCTCCTTGGCTTCGAGCGCCTTGTTGAGCCGGTCGCCTTCGCCGGCATCGATGTCGGCGGGCGTCAGACTGCCTATGCCGCTCTGCAGGGCAGCGATCTGGTTCTGATAGGCTTCGACCTGATTGATTGTCGAAAGCGCCGGCGATGCGTCGGCGATCGTGGAGGCAGCCGTCACCCGCTGGCGCGCCTGCGCCTCGCTCGACCGTTCCTCCTGGGCGTTGAGCAACGACTGGAGTTGACCTATCCGCTCCTCGATCTGCGCGATTTCGGCATAGACGCTCCGGTTCAGCCTCCCCTCGATGCCATCGCCGAGCAGCCCCGTACTCGGCCTTTCCAGCTCCGCATAGAGATCAATCTGCTGTTGCTTGAGCCTCTCTAGCTCGACTTCCGGAGGGTCCCCATCGATCCCTCGCGAAACGATACCGCCGACAAAGCCGAAAGCATTGCTGATATCCTTCCACATGTTCGCTGCTGCACGACCAAGTGCGCTCGTCGACTGCTCGGCGTCTGCAAGTTTTCCAGGCAGACTGTCGAGGATCAGTGCCTGAGCTTCCATCAGCCTGTTCTGCTCGGAAAGATTTCGCACCTGCCGGGCGGTCGCCGCGTCGATCAGGTTATACTGTCGCGACAATGCGTCAGCCGCCTTTGCCGGATCAGCGAACATCTCGGCCAGCTGGGCGCCGGCGTCAGACGTCGTCGCGCCAATGGTAGCGCCGAAATCGCGGCTGATGCCGATCAGCGCCTCGAAATTCTCTGACCCTACGCGACCGGTCCGGAGAAAAGCCGCCTCCATGGATCGCGCCGCTGCGACCGATATACCCGCTGCGGCAGCGCCCGCTTTTGCAGACGCCTCCATCTCGGCGCGGGTGCCAGCCACCGCCCGGCCGAGCCCCGAGGCGGCCGTTTCAACCTCCTTGGTCGATGTGAGATAGGAGCCATAGGCCGCAGCGCCGAGACCGACGGCAGCCGTCAGCCCGCCAATGCCGAGCGTGACCGGATTGATCAGCCTTGTCAGGCCGCCAAGGATCGACCCGAAATCCTTCAGCGCCATGTTGACGCCACCCTGGCCGGCATAGAGCTGTATGATCTGCGGCAGCTGCTGGACACCGACCATGCTGAGAGGCATACCCGAGGCCACCCCCTGACCGATGTCGAAGACCTGATAGCCGAGGTTCTGGCGCCGAAAACGAGCCGAATTGTCGTTGACGCCCATAGGGGGCAGGCCGCCGCCGAGAACCGTTGCCGTATTGCGGCCCTTGATCGCATCGATCGAGGCCAGCGTTGCCTGGCGCTGACGGCTGATCGCGGCGGTCATCTCATCGGTCGAGATCGCGCCGAGCCGCTGGGCCTCGCGGATCTCCGTAACCTCCTGTCGATAGCGGGTGATTACGGCAAAGAGCGGATTGTACTTGCCGCGCAGCCGATCGAGCTCAACGCCATAGGCCGCGATGTCATCGCCGCGATTGCGGTTTGCGGTTTGAGCACGGCTGAGACCCGTGGTCGCCTCAACCAGGCGCTGGACATGCGGCTCGGCGGATCGTGCTGCAGCGCCGGTCGCGTCGAAGTCGCTCTGGGTCTCTTTGAGGCCCCGCCTTGCGTCCGAATTGTCGACGGCGAGAAGGATCGAGGCTTTCATGGGCTGGGCCATCAGTCGCCCCCGTTGAGGATGGAAAGCGCCGAGGCTTCCATCGTCGCGAGATCCGCGAAGATCGCATCCGGCAGCGTCTGTCGCCGCATGACGACGTCAACGGCGTTGTAATCGAGGCCGAGCCAGATCATGCCGCCTGTGGTCGCCGCGACGCGCCATTGCGTCTCGACGGCCAGAAAGCCAAGCATGCTGTCGCGATTGCTCGCCATGATCTCGATCGCCTCGCTTGTGGTTTCATCCGGCGCCGCTTCGACGCTTGCGCCCATTTCCCGAAACTGTGCGGCCAGATCGTCATCGATCGTGACCGCCGTCTCGGCATCCACCTTGCCGACGCGCGCCAAAGCCCAGGCGCGCGCCGCCGCCTTCAGTTTCCCAGGCGGGCTTCCTCGCCGTTCAGACTGTCGGCATAGGCTTTGTAGACGGCCTGCCGGAACCAAGACTGATTGAGGGCGCGGCCGAAATTGTCGGGATTGAAAGTGAGGGCGTGCTCGTCGTCATCCTCGACGCCGCGCCAATCCTTGCAGACGTCGAAGAGCTGCTTGCGTTCATGCTCGACACGTTCGCGCGGCGAGTACAGCTTGGCGGCCGCCTCAAGACGGCCGATCGCCTTGTCCTGGCTTTCCGGCTCGAACAGGATTTCCAGCTCATAGGTGATGAACGTGCCGGGATTGTCGGTGTCGGGCATCCGCACCTTGACCGGCCACCAGTAGCGATTGACGTCGGAGAGGATGAATTTCATGGCGATTTCCTGCTTTCAAAAGGGCTTCGAAGGGTCGTTGAGGCGCTTGTGAAGGTTCCTACCGGACGGTGAGCTTGAACTCGTCGAGGCCGTCGATCGGGCAGAGGCCGAGCGGCAGCGAATAGTTGACGATGTTGTTGGTCTGACCCTGCGTCGGCTTGCCGATCTCGACGGCCGGCGCGGTCACTTCCACGATCTTGCCGGCAGCCGTGCCATGAACGAGCGATAGCGCGCCGCGCGTTCGGTTCTGTGCGGCGGCAAACCAGTTGACCTCGGCCAGGCTCTTGGCCTCGACCACGGCCGTGCCTGTGCCGCTGCGATCGGTAATGGCGATCAGCTCGTCGCCGATCAGGAATCGAGGCGTGACCGTGTTGCCGAGATTCAGCGCCAGGCTTTCGGCGATCGAGCTCCAGCCGTGAAGCGACATCGTCGTGTTGGCCTTCGACACCGGCAGCGGCTTTTCCCAGCCGGTGAGTGTAACCGCCGGCATGGCGACGATGTCCGTGATCGTGCCGAGCAGACCGGTCAGGGTGAACGTGAAGCGCGGGATCTGTTTCGGCACGAAATTGAGCGAAAGATTGCCGCGCGCGCCCAGCAGGACGTGCTGAACCTTGTCGCTGATGAAGTAGACCGAGACGGCTTCCTCCTGGTCCTCGATGATCTCGTAGTCGACCGAGGTGTCGACGGTGACGGTCTGGGCGAGGCCGCTGGCGCGCATCAGGCTGTCGTATTTCGGGGCGGTACCGGCCGTGCCGGAGCCGGCAATCTCGATCTCGCCCTGCAGCGTCGCATACTGGCCGGTGATGATCATGCCCTGGTTGCCGAGATAGGGCAGCATCAGGTCGCGGCTGACTTCGTCACCTTCAAGCGGCGTGAATGTCACATTGGTCATGACCAGGGCTTCGGCGGCCGTTGGCGCGGCGTCCTCGCCATAGGTGTCTTCGATCTTGGCCAGAACGGCCATCTTCTTGTAGCGGCGGATCGCCATGATCAGGCCCCCTTGGTCTTGGTCGCGTCGTCCGGAGCTTTGCTCGCGGCGTCAGCCTTGGTTTCGGTTTTGGTCTCCTCGGTCGTCTGCGCCTTGGTCTTGCGCACGGGTTTGAGGTTGCCCGTCTTAGGATCGCGGACGTAGCATCCGCCTGCCGTCGGTCGTTTCATGTCAGTCTCCCAACTGGATTTCTGCTGTTCCGAAAGTTTCCTGCCACCAGACAGTGCCGGACCGGGCCTTCACCAGCTCGCCGCTGATGTGCTCGACCGGGTCCATATCGTCACCTGGCTGGAAGCCGATCAATTGCTGGCGGACCCAGCGGGTCATCGCCTCCAGCTCGTCGGCGGCATCATCGCCGAGCGGCGAGGCCAGATTTTCGAAGATGACCAGCACGCCGAAGTCGCGCTCGGTGCTCTGCAGAACCCCGCCGGTCGCCCTCTGGTTTTCGCTCGAAGCGTCGCGCACCGAAAACACATAGGCCGCAGGCATCGCGTTGGGCCGATCCTTGATCTGCGCCAGAGAAACAGCCCCCTCGACAAGCCTGAAGGGCGTGTCCACGGCGGTGCGGAGCCGGGCCTGGACTTCTGCAATCACTGGACCGCTCCTGTCTGCCGGAAGTGTTCTTCGATGATTTCGAGGATCTCGGCGCGGTCGGCATCATCGAGGCCGAGATACGGGCGCGCCGGGATCGTCACGCTGTGTGCCTTGACGTTCACATCACGGGCGAAATTCGACCGGCGCGGCGAACGGAAGCGAGGATCGAAATGGTCCCGTCTGGCGTCATAGTTCTGGTAGATCGTCTGGGTGCGGGCCGGCATCTCGATCGTGCCGCCTTCCTGGTGGATCGCCGCGTAGACGACGTTGGAGCCGACGCGGACGCCCTCAGCATCCACCTCTTCGAAGATGCTCTGCTCAAGCCGCCGCGAAACGCGCAGGATGTTGTCGTAGCCGCGCCGGCGCCCCTTGATCCTCTTCTCGGCGGTGCGCGGTGACAGGCGCTTCCACTTCGCCCCGTCCGGAGCGGTTTCGCGCTCGAAGCGCCGCTGGGTCGAAGTGACGAGATAGGCGCCGATATCTTCCTGGGCCGGACGGATGTCGCCGCCGGCTTCAGCGATCCGGTTCAGGCCTGCCCTGACGTCGGCGTCATCGATGACGAGCTGCAGACCGTCAGCCATGACCGCCTCGCAGACTTTCCCTGGTGAACACGCGACCAGGCGTCGAGACACGGACCTGGCCGCCACCGGACTGCGCCGGCGTGATGCCGTCGGCGTCGAGCTTGACGACGCCGGCGGAAACATCCTTCAGCCAGTCGAGAGCGGCTTTGTGGGCGAGATAGACCGGATCGTCCTTTTCGGCGGCCTTGCCGTGCAGGTAGAAGCGCGCGATGTCGCAGGCGACTTTCACCAGGCGATCGGGAATTGAGGAGAGCGGCAGGGTGTAGCGCTTGCCGACATAGCTGTCGATCAGCGCATCGGCGTCTGAGAGCGCGAGCCCGACCACGGACGCGTCGATCGTCGATTGCGGCCGGTTGGTCCGGTCGGTCAACTGGATCAGCTCATCGGATCCGAAACGATCGATCATGTCCTGCTGGTCTGCGTACATACTTGCTGCTCTTGAAAACGGGTTGGGCGGCGGGCTTTGCCCCTACCTTCTAAGGTCCCCCGACGGGTGCTGACGGCCTTGCGAGCCGGACCAGGCCGCCCCTGGGTTATTTCTTCGCAGAGCCCTTGGCGGCTTCGCCTTCCAGCTTCTTCACCTGGGCTTCGAGCGCCTTGATCTTGGCGTCCGATTCCTTCGCCGTTTTTGCAGAGGCATCGGAAGCGGCCTTGGCATCAGTCTCAAGCCCGGTGATTTTCGTCAGTGCGGTTTCGAGATCGGCCGCCAGCTTCTTGGCGTCCTCCTCGGCCGAGCGCTTATCGCTTTCGACAGTGCTTAGCTCGCCGCGAACCTTTTCCAGCTCGGCCGTCAGCTCCGCGATCTTCGCGGTAACGTCGCCGGGCTGGACGACGTCCTTCACCGTGCCTTCGATCACCTGAAACTCCGGATCGGCCTCAAGCATTTCGAGCTGCTTGGCGCTGAAGGCATCGGCCGGATAGGTCTTCTTAGCGGGATGCTCCATGCCGGCGCGGCGCATACCGGGACGGCGGCAGATAATCGTAATCGTCTTCTCGGACATTTGGGTTTCCTTTCAGAGGTCTCTCGAAGGGGATCGCGCCGATCCGCTTCGAAAGACCTCCCGGCCGAAGCCGGAAGGTTTGGCGCCTGGGAGGATCAGGAAAGCCAGGGCGAGACCAGGACCTCGGCCGTGCCGGCCCACTCGTTGGTCTCGCCGCCATTGACGAGCATCGACTGGACGATCTTTTTCGCAGAACCTTCGAGTGACGGCGGCACGACCAGCAGATCGGGAACGAGGCCGAGCGGTTTGCCGTAGTCGCCCTTCATGCTCATGATCGCGTTTCGTGCGGTGGCATAGTTCGCGGCGTTGAGGGTCTGCTTGGAGCCCCAGGCCATCTGCCAGAAGCCGAAGCCGACATTCGACCGTCCGTCGACGCCATAAACGTATTCCTTACGATCGAAGACGTTGTCGTCCTTCGGATCATCCTTCGAAACGAATTCGAAGGGCTTGCGCTCCTGGTAGATGACAGGCTTCAGAGCTTGCTTGGTGCAAAGCAGGAACCACGGCGTTCCCGCGCCCCCATCGGTATTGGCGACCGAAACGGTACCGCCCTGGGCGTCCAGGACCGGATGATCGGTGTCGAAGAAGTTCTGGCCGTCGTAGCAGAGCGTCGCGAAGCCGGCATTCAGCAGCGGAAACACAAGGGTGTCCGGGTGATTGGCGGTTTCAGTACCCATCTGGGAGAACAACGGGCCGTAGATGCCGAGATTGTCATCATTGATGTCGTCGCGATCGACGCCGATCGTCAGTTCGAACGACTTGTTCTTGATCGTGTACTCGTGC